TGTGCGCCCAATGGTGTACTGCATAGGTATTTTCTTTTATACATTCAGGAGTAAATTGCTTCGTGTAGTGATAGGGGTAAAAGTATTCTGGCGGGTACACTTTAACGTCGAAGTCTTTATACAGCTTGTTGAACATCCAAGGACCAGTTTCAAGTTCTATGTTTGGAGTTTCAAAATCAATCGCATCCATATAGTCCATACACGCCTTCATCATCGGGTGTCCTTTCTCAAATCCCATGACTGCGTTATTAACCATTCCATCATCTTCTCTACCGATAAAACTTTCAGCCAATAATGGGTTAAACGACTTTATTGCTTCTACGTCAATATCGAGGTAAATACCGCCTGTGGCGAATAATCTCTCGCATCTGGCATAATGTCCCATCAAGACGTATTTCTTCTCTGCTAGGGCCTTATTTGTAAAATTATTCTCTAAAACCTTAGCAAAATCGAGGACAATAATTTCCCATTCTGGCATCAGGACTTTCCAACCGTCTAAATACTTCTTGTATTCTTCGGGGTAGGGTTTATCTGAAATCCACGTAGTGTACAGTATTTTAGGGATTGCCATGCTTCTTGTTACCGTAGTTATCGGTAGATTTATGGCAGACCTTACATAATGTCTGCCCATTATTAATATTCCAAAGTTCCTCACACATCAAAGCATCATCTAAATTTTTTATATTATTTTCTGATATTATTTTAGAATACGCTTTAATATGATGTGCTTCTAAATATCCATTAGATTTAAAACATAATTGGCAGGTAAAGCTATCTCTGGTAAATACATCGGATCGCCATTGTCGATATTTAAAACAGTTTCTTATACTATCACGCAAAAGTTTTAATCCACCTTTCCAATTATGACCTTTGACTCCTCTTTGCGCCTCGCTATTTTTCTTATTATGTTCCTTTGATTTTGGAATACCCCTTTGAGCATTACCAATTTTAATTTTTTCTTCTTCTGTGTGAGGCCTAAACTTTCTACCCTTTCCAAATATACCTCGTTTTATTTTGTGTTGTTCAGATTGCTTATATCCCTTATGAACTCCCATGAATTTACTTTAAAAACTGACCCATGTGGTGTATAAAATCTTCGGGATAGCCATACTACTTCACGAAGTACCAAGACTTAAAGTTAACACCCTCCCACATATCTTGGTCAGTTAGTTCTAACTTCTTCTTTTTAGCCTTAACAAATTCATCTACTGCTTTGATAACTCCGAAGTTCTGATACTCAACGTAGTCATGACCCGATACAATCCCACCCTTTCTAACTTTCGGGTACCACGCTTCAATATCTTCTTTCACTTCTTCGTAGGTGTGTCCTGCGTCGATGAAAACAAAGTCTAAACTACCGTCTTTAAAGTCTTTAGATGCTTCAACGGATGACTTACGGATTAAGCGTTCTTCACCTAAGTTCTTAACAGCATCCTGATAGACTGATTCCTCTAGCCAAGTATCAACGCACTTCAGTTCACCTTTCCATCCCTTTAGAATCTCCTGTGAGAAATAACCATACTGTACGCCAACCTCTACGCCTAATCCTTTCAGGTTGTGTTCTTGATAGTAAGCTCCTAGTTCGTTGCGGTGATTCATATTATTTCTTTACTTCTTTCTTTTCTTTCAGTAGCTCCTTGTATTCTTCTACTTGGTCTACGATTTCAACTGTAGGTAGCTTGGTTTTGTCATCAATCATCACGTTAGTAATGACTTCAAACTCATTCATTTCAATCTTAGATTTCTTTATAATTTTAGCAGTCTTTTCTTTAAGTCTGTCCATGGTGTAAGCCACTTTTTTACGTTCAGTGTCGAGCTTAACCATTTCATCATTGATGTTGGTTACTTTCTTATACTCAACTGACCTCAGTTTAAGTATTTCGTATAGGTCTTTGTTGTCGATTGTTACTTTTCTCATAAGGTTTCGTAGGCATCTCGCCACTTAGTATAATGATTTTCAATATTGTAATTAGCTAAGACGTATTCTTTTGCTTTAGCACCGATAGAGCGACGCAGGTCTTTATCTTTAACAAGGCGGTCAATTTCTTTCATCCAGTCTTTGTTGTCCTTGATAAGAACTCCAATATCCTCGGTTAGTTCCTCGTAAGGGCCATCTTCAAACGACTGAGCTATAACTGGAATCTCGCACATTGATGCTTCTAAGAACTTTATATTGGACTTACAGCGGTTAAAGTAGTTATCTTTTCGAGGGATAATCATGATGTCCAACCGAGCTTCGTTTAAGGTGTCGTTGTACTTATCTCGTGATACCCAAGGGAAATGGTCAAACTCAATGCTGTCCCAGAACTTGTATTCATCTGAAAACACCTTAGTTACAAGTGGGTTGTTTTCTCTGTGCTTAAAGTCCCCTAGTCCAAACATTACCAATTCAACATCCTCACGCTCGCTTAAATCTCTTATCAACTCCTTAACATGCAGGTAGTCATATTCGATAGCCGCACTTCCTACTATCCCGATGCGTACCTTATCTCCTTCATTTCTAAGTGGCTCTTCCCAGTCAAACGGGTCAACGCAGTTAGGGAGTATAATGACGTTTTTGTTAATCTTCTGGTATTCTTCTTTTAAGGTCTTAGTGGTGGTAGTTACAAGGTCGCACATCTTTATGAACTCGTCTACGTTATCCGAGCGACGTTTTAGATTGTCTACTTTAGTTCCGTCTGGGTTGAATTGAGCTAATGGGTGAAAGTCATCTAGCTTGAAAGTATCGTCGTTGTCCATTACGATTTTCTTTCCTGCTTTTTGTAACTTTCTGGCTAAGTCGTGATAGGCTTGTTCTTCTGCTCTGTGAAAGACTACTACGTCAGCTTGCTTTAGTTGTTCGTTGATGAGGTTTACACTAACCTTATCCTCAACCATTGAAGGCTTGTCAGTACCAAATCCATTGTGAACGGCTGGCAAGTAGATACGAGGGTAACAACACCCATCGTAGCCACTCGAAAACATGAATACCTGCTTAGACATATCGTTTATTCTTTTTTCGCTTCTGAATCTTCTTGACTTCCTCCTGAAAGGCTATCTGTTGTTCCAATTCCCCCCATGTTAGCTTGTCTTTGAGCCATGGCTTGTTCGTAGTTTCCTTCATAAATAACTCCTCCAATAATAGTTCTCCTAATCCTTTTCATATTAGGTGACATTTGTACGGGCATATTAGTATTTGAATGTTACGACTGCTCCAGCTTCTTTATCTACCTTTGGATTAAAGGTTGCTGGAACTCCCTTAAAATCATTGTCTGTAATCCCTTCGAGGTTGTATTCAATCTTTGCATTAGGAAACTTCTTAGCTTCACTAATAGCTCTTTCTACTTTCTGTTGTGTTGTCATAATTACTTTCAGACCTAGTGAGGGAGGGTCTTACTCCCCCTCACTAAGCAATTATTAAATTGTCGCTTAAGCTGCGGCAGTGGCAATCCACACCCCCGAGGTATCACGGTTCTCGATAGCCCCGAAGACAACGTCAGCGGTGGTAACGGTAGAGAGATACTGCGGAATGTAGTTGGACTGGACACGCATCAACGAAGAAGCGTGAACGATAGCGTCTTTGTGAGCCAAGCATGACTGAGCAGAACCGTTGGTTGTACCAATGCGGTTGCTCATAAATACTGGCAAGCCATACAGGTACGCAACGTGGCCCGTCATTATCGGGTTAGCGTTAGGCGTAATGTAGTGGAAAGAGAACTTGTCCAGAGCCATAACGTCAGACCAAACCTGCTTAGGGGTAAGGAAGAACGCACGATCACTCTGTGGGACATTAGCTGTATCCAAGTACTGGATAGCACGACGAATGTTCGAGTCAGCCAAAGCAGCGGCTGAAGTACCAACGACCTGCGAGAAGTTATCAAAGAGAGCGATAATCGCATCTTCGTAAGTCTGCGCAGTAACCTGAGCGGCGTTCTTTGCCAATACGGACATGTAGCTGTAAGACTTTTTAATCTGTTCAGCTTCCTTGTCTTCAATAGCGAAAGAAGTTTCGTACCAAGTGTCAACGGTCAAAGTGACTTGGTTGTCAGTTGGGTTGTTGAGAGTTACGGCGGTGGCGTTGCTCTTAGCGTGAGCAGTCATCGCCGTAATGTTCGGAATCAATAATGTTTTAGTTCCGCTGGCCAACTCCGAAGATAGGTCAGTAAAGAACTTAGCGCAGACCAACTCATCACGATACCAGTTATTCATCTTTTCAGAGAAAAGACCGGGAATAACGTTAGCAAGGGTGGTGTTGGTTTCGCTAGCTGTTGGAAATGCTCCAGTAGCCACAAATTTATATTTAAAGAACGAGATGAGCTATCTTATACTTTCGCCATTGTCTTGCGATAGAGTGCTTCGTGTTCTGCATCTGTCATTTCGCCGATAGGTTTATCAGCTCTGATAACCGATGAGGTAGATGCACCTAGTGAAGCCTGTTCGGATTTTTCTTTCTTTTTTCGAGCGTTTATTTTTGACTTCAGGTAATCGTCTTCGATTGCCTCAAGCATTGATATACCCTGTACTTTAGAGAGTTTAAGTGCCAATGCGACTTCTTCGTCAGTATAGCCTTTAGCTATTAAAATGACTTCGTCACGAGATAGACTTTCTCCTTCTGGTTTGTTAGTTTCGGCAAGAGGCTTTTTGCTCTCTGCCTTTTTTCGCCAATGGTCTTTCTGGGCTTTCAGCGTTTCCGCTTCCTGCTTCAGCTTATTGTAGTCTTCAATCGTAGGCGTGTCATCGGCTACTTCCTCGACTGATTCATCGATAGTTTCCTCGACCTCAGTCTCGGTGGGAGTTTCGATGGTCTCCTCAATTTCATTTTCTTCCATAGTTTTGTCTATGTTTATAAGTCATTTTATAGTCTTTAGTGACTGCGGTCATTTTAACGACTTTTGTGTCAGGTGTAGATTTCTTCTTTTATTTCTTTTTTTGCTCCTTTGAATTGTATGTCTTGTATTATCTTTTTAATCTTCTCAGCCGCAATCTGCGAGGCTTTAACTTCTAAGGCAATCTCCTCTATTGTTTTGTTAGTAGTGTCAATATCTAAAGGTCTGTAAACTAACTCGCCTAAGAGGTAGGTTTTTAGTTCTTGCCAATCACTACTTAATACTAAAGATTTGAAGTTCATCCTTGTGGGTTAGCTGTTGCTAAAAGTGCATCAGGTTGTTTAGCTTGTGGCATGTTTGCCCCCGTAGCTCCTTGCTGGATTTCTTGTACTTGTTTAGATGTCATCTTCCACCAACTAATTCCGTTGTCTTCTAGGTACTGCTTGAATAGTGGGATATTGATTAAGTTCGGGTTAGCACCAATCATCTGTAGTGCGTTGAAGTAGGCATCGTTCTTAGCGGCCTTATCAACTGTCTCGGAAGTCGGAGCCATTCTAATACCGTACTTGAAGTTAATCCAGTTCTTATCCATTACAACTCTGCGACCAACTCCCTTTATATCCGTCTCAATCTTCATGCGAATCATCTGCTCAACGTCAGGGGTAACAAGTCCAACCTCTAGTAGATACTGTTTCTTCATTTCCCTAACAAGCGATTCGTCGTACATTGCTATATCCTCATCGTCTTCCATGATGTCAACGATAACGCCACGATTCCACTTCTTAACTAGCTCAGGTAGGATTTCAGTTAGAATGATGTACCCAATCTTCTCGCCTAAGTCCTGCTTGTAAGCGGTAAAGGCAGACATAGCGGCTGAATTAACAACGGCCAATGAACGAAACGGAGTACCAGACGGGCTTTGTTCGCCCTGAATAATGTCAGGGGTAAGACAGAGTTTATCTGCCTGTGCCTCAATCTGTTGTAGTTGTGAAACGAACTGGTTGAATCCTGTGTTACTAATCCCCACTTGCTCTAAGGTTGGGTCACCTATAATCTGTCCGCTTATAGCTTGCTCTAAGACGTTACCTGTTGAATCTACTGAGCTACTCTTTAGTAAGAGTAACGAAGCAATATCATTGTACTGGTCGTTCTGGTTTACTAGCTTGTTAGCCTGTGCCTGTAGTTTAAAAAGACGTTCAACAACACCGACACGAAGCCACCTATCAACGTAACGGCCAAGGTGGAAGTCATAATAAAGACAGTATTCCTCGTCAATATCTTCGTCAAACAGGATTACAGCTTCATCTCCGTACCCATAGCCTACACAATGCTTTCTGGTTGGTTCTTCTGTGTCATCAGTTGAAAAGTAACCTGTGAACTCCCAAATTTCAGCCTTATCGCCCATCTTCTTAATAACCTCTGGAACTTTGTCCCATACTTCGTTCTTGTCCCACAACTGATTCTTAGTCAGGTTGTGAAGCTCAACAACGTCTGTATCCTCGATACACTTAACCGACTGGTCAAAGTACAGGTTCAAAAGGTTTACTTCTTCAAGCTCAACCTTCTCACCATCTTTGTACTTTTTCCAAACCACTGAACCGTAGGTAGCTTCGCCTTCAGAGATGTCGTTTAGGACTTGGTAAAACTCATTCTCATCAAACCATTCTCTTAGTTTCTTGCGTAACGCCCATGCCTGAACAAAGTTATACTCTCCTTGTCCGTACGGCATGAAGTCCTTTGTATCTACTCCTAAGAGTTTAGCGAAGTGGATTCTTCGGTGATTGGATAAGTTCCAAAATATCGCATCATCATCTCTGTCAACAAAGCGGTTGTTAATGTAGTGATTGATACGATTGATGACCTTGCGCTGGTTATACTTGATAACCTCGCCGTCATCTTTCTTTATTTCTATGTAGTCTTCTTTAGCCGATTGTATTATTTTAGATACAAGCTCGCTTACGTTTTTATAATTCATTTAAGTAAATGATTGTTTCTTATTTCCTGCAAAGGGATTAGTGGCTTTTGGTCTGTACGAATCCAGTCCGTATCTAATAGCATCTAGTGAGTGATTAAACATATCTTCAGGCACGTTTACTATTCTTCCTTCTTTGTCTATCTTCCAAAGGTAATTCTTATATTCCTTTATGATGTTGATAGACCGCTTAGTAACTGAGATACGCTGGTCTTGAACGTACTGAATACCCTGATTAACGCTGTCCTTTCCTTTAACAGCTGGTAAGACGTTAATGTTATACAGTTTAAGTTCGTCAATGCTTTTAGGTTCTGCTGAATCAGCTATTGTTAAAATGTTCTGCTGGGTTGAAAGAATGTCGGCTATTTGCTTGTTGCTTAGTCCTTTCTGATAACAGAGTTCATCAAAGATAAAACCACCATTGTATTTGTAAATATCAACTATGGCAGTAGGGTCGTTCGTATATCCAAAGTCCAATCCTCTGCGCTCTAATCTAGCTTCATGCGGTAGCTCATCTATAATCTGCCATTCAGTGTAAATCTTTCTTCCTGAGCTGTATGGTTCGCCAAGCCACTTATGTTTGAAAAGGTTAGGGCGTTTAATCTTATCGTCTTCAATCTCCTGTAAAATAACTGGTGGAATCATTCCGTACTTAATCGCTATGTCGTAGTTTACGTTAATGACCAAGGTATTTGGTCGGCCTTCAATGACTAGGCGTTTATGTACTGGGTCTTCCTCTAGTAAGCGGTTGTAAGTGTAAATGATTTGAGAGCCGTCTTTACGGATTGTAGGGGTTAAAACTTCAATACTCTTTTCAGAAACGGTCTGTGCTTCTTCAATCCATGCTATGTCAATACCTTCAATGGACTTAATGCTTTGTTCGTTATTCCATAGTCCCTTAAAGATAAAACTTGAGCCGTTGATTTCATTGACAATAGAGTTGTCAGTCAACTTGAACTCACTTAGGTTATAGTAACGAATCAAGTCTGAAAGTAATTGGTATGAACTATCCGCTATTGAGTTTTGAAATTCACGGAAGCAAGCAACTTTAGTCTTTCTCTGTCTGGCCTTTATCAAAAGAATACGGGCAATCGTGTGAGACTTTAATGAGTAACGACCACCATATACAGCCGCTTCTCGCCAATCACTGTCAAATAGTCTCCGAAACTCCGTCGGTATCTCCACTATTGCTGTCTGATTTGTCATCTAAGAATTTTACGAGTAGTGGCTGTAGTGCTTCTCCTTTACTGGTTAGGTCTGTTTCTGTCCGCTTAGAGTAGTTATTTCTACCAAGAGTTTCTCCAACGAACTTAGCCGTGTCTTGCTTAACCTTAACTAATGCCGGGCTAGTAACAACAACCTGTTCAGCGTCATCTCCTTTGCCCTGCCATTCAAGTACGGTAACAGGCATTGTTAACATATCTTCAATAACACCCTCGGCGAGATTAAGTTTCCTATCTCTACGCCAACCATCTATCTTATCGCTAATGTTTAAGTAATTATCGTAATGCCAGTTATACAGTTTCTGTTCATCAATTCCGCAAAGGTTAGCTGTTTCTTTTAGATTATTGCCAGCCAAAATATGCTTCTTAATTTCCTTAACAAGCTCATCTGTCAAATCTGTTGGCCTTCCTACTTCTCCCATTTTTAATCTTTAATTTCTACTCCATTACCCTCTACGAGCTTATCATCGTCTAACTGATAAGGCTGATGACAAGTCTGACAAACATAGGTGTGCGCCCATATCTCAGACTTAATCAATCTCTTATGACATTCAGGGCATTTCTTCATTTCTTTTTCGTCAAAGCAAATATCTTTTTCAAAATGTATTCTCGGTAATACTCGTACACCTCGTCGGTATCATCGGAGTGTGGAGTAGACCTGCAATTATTCAGCAAGTCAAATACAAAATGTCCTACCTCGTGGTTTAGTGTTAAAAGCTCTTTAACCTGTAGCGAACTAGCCCAAATTATCTGATGGTCAAGCTCTCCCTTAGTGAGGTGTAGGTATTTCCCATTAATCGTGGGAGAATACTTAATCTCTATATCGTATCGTTTATCTATGTACTCAACAAAGTCTTTAAAATCTCCCGTAATAAGAGTTAGCCCAGAGCCAAACATCTCGTCTGTAATGGAGTGGAACTTTAGCTTACGTTCAATCTTAATTAGCTCGTTGCGTTCTGTCACACTATTCAGCTACTTCTTCAGCAGGAACATCTTCAACTGGTTCTACAACTTCAGTTACTTCTTCTTTGATTTCTTCCATATTAGATATGTTAGTTAATAAATAATTGAGTTACTTCTTCTTTTTCGTGTTCAATGGTTTAAGGCGGTTATAGGTATCAAACAGTTTTTTGGGTGCGCCCTCGGTATAACCTTTCGTTCCAAAATTACTCGTCGGGCCATTACGCTTTACTGTCTTTGCTTTAGATGTTTTCATATAAGAATAAGTTAATAATTACTGGCAGCTGTCGCAGAGGGTAGCCTCGGCTGGGTCGACAGGACATTCAAACTTCTTTCCATCGAGTGATGGGTCAACGGCTATGTTGGTGTTTTCTTCGTTCATATTGGTTCGTTATAATCTGCGGTCAAAATACTTAATTAAAAATTACTTTTCTTTTTCTTCAAAATCTCTAAAACTTAGCTCGAAAGCCCAATCACATTGATTACTAAACGCTTCTCTTACTAAGTCCTTCACATACTTCAATCTTTTCTCATCAACGAAAACAGCATCTATAATCGTAAGTATTTTACCCTGAGTACCCATTAGGACATGACGTACTTGTTCAAAATCCAATGGTTTCAAGGAATCTTCAGCGATTACTTCTTCATCATTACTAATAAAATCCTTAATATCGGGTAGTGTATTAGCTTCTTCAATCAACTTTTCTATGGGGTTACCCATTAAATCTGTAGACATAACATAACATTAACTTGACCGCAGGTTGTAAGGAACTAAATTTGCCAATTATGGTTAAGGGTACTCTAGCCCCTTCTACCGTCATACTATCCATTAGGTGGACAGTACAGTTAAGGAAGAATGCTGTGTTAGTATTTATCCCGTAAGAAATAAAGCTATCACAACATCCTACCTCAAATGTAATGATTCACCCGTTAGTATGTTTGGGGGCTATTAGTCAGCCGTCAACTGTAAGCAATCGTGTTACTTAAAATTGACGGACGGCTGTTCAAACCTACGAAAGACCCTGCTATTTTTGGTCGGCAGATTCTTACCACGACCCTTACGGAAATTGTAAAGAAAAGACTATTACTTTTTTGCTTGCTTACGTTTAAACTTTTTTAGTTTTTTTCTTGTATACTTCGTCAATATATCTCGCCTTGTTCCATCTTTGAACTTATAGGCATAACCATTCTTGCTAATCAGGCTAAGTTTTGCCTTTGCTTCTTGGTTGGAAAAGCCAAATACATCTTCTATCAACTTTGGGCTGTGTAATACAACGTCAGTATGTTCTTTTAGATACTGGTGCATCTTAGTGTGGCAACTATTACATAATGGAATAAAGTCCATTAAGCTTTCATCACCTAACCGAACATACGAACGATGGTGCAGAATGTATCTACTATCACAACATATTAAACAGTACTGTGGTAATTGAGAATTTCTATACTCCGCTTTCTTACTAGCCCAATGTTCTGATTGAGTATAGCTCAAATAGGAACGGTGTCCAAGTAGCTTTAAGCGTAGATAAAAATTCTTCTTCTCGTAGACAACTTGTCTTTTCCTTCTTATAGTTCTTACGGTAACCATAATTGATTTTAATTAGCAACGTGCCAGCTACATAGCTATCATGGTGCGCCCCCGACCAAACAATATAGCCAACACGTTTATAACTAACCCTAAATTCTCAAGCCCATTTCTAGCAAGGAAATGCGGAACGATTTAATCTCGCCGAACTCGGTGGAGGTATTTAGCTAGCTTATTAGTCAACCTGCTCTTTAGTACCGATTAGTTCCATTAGCTTGAGATGTTAAGATTGGATAACTCCTCAGCCGAAGCGAGTTATCCCGAAGTAAACTCTTACTTCAGCGAGGTATCTAGTTACAACTGTGTAACATTATTATTTGATTTCTATACCTACATGATAATTGTATCATTTATATTTAATCGTAGTAGGGGGAAAATTCCTGACCTGTGGATAAACTCACCTTTTTGCAAGACCCAAAATAAAACCCCCGAAAACATTAAGGTTTTTAGCTATACGACCCTAGCATTAAAGCCTAGTCCGTGTTAAAATTAAGATATGAAGCGGAGATATTAACTCCCCATAAAAAATAAGTATGGAAAACCTAGATGAGTTTTTAGAGAATCAGGCTAACGAGTCATCGGACTTCTCCGCCTTCTACGATTTAGAGGAATCAATAGACGATTAAATATATGACATTCCAAGAATACCTAGAAGAAAAGTTTAGTGAAGAATTAGAGATTGGCGGTGTACCAATCACAAAGGATAACTACGAAGCTATGAACGATAATTGGATGAGCGACCTAGACGTTCAGGAAGTTATTGACCTTGCTGAAGAATGGGGACAGAAAGAAGTTAAAAAAGCAGTAGCTTCAGAAGTAGGCAGTAAGGTACACCAAGCGTTGGAAAATATCCAAACAAGTGACCTACCTGATTACATGAAACTTCCTCCGTTTCCAGAATTAAAAATTACTCAATACTAATATGTACATCAAAACTAAAAACTGGAACTACCTACCCAAGACTGATTATAGAGTGTTCGTTGCTCTGTTTGTCTTAATGGTAGTGTCGGCCTTAATCCTTAATTCCTAATATGGAAAACCAATACGAGCTAACTCTAACCAACGTAACCACAGGTTCATCTATAACCCGTCGAACTACCCAAGAGTCTTTAGAGGGCGGTTGTGCTGAATCTATGATTTCAAGTATGTTAGATAGTATGAATAAAGAATTTTAATATGGAAAACGAAGAACTAATTTATGAATGGATAGAGGCGTTTGGTAAGAACATCAGAAATAGAATATTCTTTGACAACCAAGACTATCAGCCATCAAATTATCTTCACAACCGTCAGATTGAAGACTTAGCAAGAGATTTTATTAAATCTAATAAACCATCATGAAAATTGAAACACGAGAGATTAAAGACGGATTAGTACAAGTGACCACGTTAGACGAGAGGTGGTATCAAGTAGGAACAAGGTATATCCCCTCATCATCTTGGATTGCCTCTTACTACCCAAAGGGAAAGCAGTTTGAAAAGTGGTTAGCTGAAAAAGGACTGAGTGAAAGTGAGGAGATTAAAGTAACTGCAGGTAACCGAGGTTCTAAAGTCCACCAGGCTATTGAACTCTTACTTAACAAGAAAGAGGTTAAGATGGATGACTGCTTAATGAACCAGAACGGCGTAGCTGAGGAGATTAGCGTCGAGGAGTGGGAAGCTATTATGTCTTTCGTTGCGTGGTACAAAGAGTTTAAACCTGAAGTCTTGCAGATTGAAACGACAGTCGTAAACGAGAAAGAGGGTTACGCTGGTACTCTCGACCTTAAATGCAAGATAGGAGATGACATTTGTATTGTTGACTACAAAACAAGTGCGGCGATTTATCCTAGTCATCAAATCCAGCTTTCATCTTATAAGCACGCAGACGGTAACGAAGACGTAACCAAGATGTTTATTCTACAAGTAGGGTATAAGAAAAATAAGGCTAGGTTTAAGTTCACTGAGGTTGAAGATAAGTTTGATATCTTCTTAAACGTCAAGGAGATTTGGAACAACGAGAACAAAGACGTAAGCCCCCGTCAATATCAATATCCACTGTCCCTTAAACTATAGTTATGATTATCCCATTTGTTGCTTGTCGCAAAGTGGTTATAAACGGTAAGTTTAAGAATAAGATGGTGTGGTGTCGTGGAGGTCATAGATACGAAACACTCGATGAACTCTTAAAAGAAGCTCCTAAAGAAATAAGGCTAGGTGACTTAATTAAATGTCCAGATGAACATAATGCAGAAATTAGATTAGCCTCAGCACTTCTTTACCACTGTGCTGATATCTACCCCGATAAAATTGGAAGGTTCAGAAGGGACGGCAAAAAAGAAAGTCAAAACATTGAATCATGGACTAAATTAAACCTTAAAATCTATGAACAACGTAAATCCTTTATCGACTGTGGGCTTGCCACCATAGCTCAAGACCTTATAGAGAACTGTGATAAAGAAGGTCGAAGCCTGATTGAATACTTACATCACGAGAACCAAGCCCAATGCGCTAGGAACATAGAAACCTTTTATTTAGAGACTGTTGATAAGTCACCGTCTGATACCAAACCAGACTTTGCAGGTTCAAGAAACCCCGTAATCATTGAGGAATATGAAGAAGACCCATTTGCCCCATGCACTGAATAATGTTAAAATTAACTTATGACAAAGAAAGAAATGCAGTTTATTGAAGACAAGTTTAACGCTGTGAACACAAATCTTATTCTGTGTAACACTTTATTAAGTCAACTAATTCAAATCGCAAAAGGCGATGTACAAAAATATGGAAAACGAGATTAAGAAGAAGAAGATTTTAATCACTGGTGTCGTTGCGATTAAAAAGCGTGACACAGGAGATATCATCGGTCTTAACATTATAGAGACTGAGAAGAACTCATACGGTGAGGATAAGGAACTCAAGTACGCCATGTTCTTGAAGAAGCAGAACGGCGAAACGACAAAGGCCAACACCCAGTACACCGAGAATGGTTATGGGATTGGCAAAGAAGTCGTGATTGCTTACACAGAAGAAGAATACCAGTACCCGTATAAGGACAAGAAAACTGGCGAGGATAAAACGGGTAAGGGTATGAACCGTAAAATCCTTTTCTTCGTAGACGAACCTAAAGTCCCTACCCAAGAAGAAGCTGATGAGATTCCGTTGCCTACTTACGAATTTTAATTATATGAAATACAAGGTCGGGCAGAAAGTTAAGGTAGTTGGTAATAGTTGGGATTATTGTGGTGATTATAAAAGTGGAGAGATAATTGGAATCAACATGGATGATAGTTATAATGTAAGACTTGAAGAAGTTGGTGTTAAAGTTCCCGGTTCATTATGTGTTGGTGAGAAACTTCCATTTAGAGAAAGGGATTTAGAACTCGTCGAACCAAAAGGCAAACCCTATACCATAAAAGGTAAAACATACTACGCCTTTCCAGAAGGCAAGACTATCAAAGAGTTAGGGATTGATACATCAAGGAAGTTTATAGTTGTTGCTAAAAAAGAAACAAATGGAAAGTATAAAAATGGAGATATAGTAACCCTTAAAGAAAAATATGTAGATGATGGAGCTATATTTTTAGATGAAGATGGAAATACTATAGACAGATTTATCCGATATAGTGAACTCTCCTACTACGATGAAGAAGAAACCCCGTTGAGAGTAGATGGAGAAACTAGGTTTGGTGGAAGTCGTTTGTACGGAGTTAGTGGAGCAGAACAATCATTACAAATTAAAGCTAATAATCTAATGCCTACGGGCAACAAATTTATGTCTAATATCGTTAAGTTCGCTAAGAACATGGTTTTGAGTGCTGATGAAAAGCTCTTACGCAAGTATGGCTTGAAAGGTGAGTGCGGTGAGTACAGCGACGAAGCTCGTGAAATCGTCATGGACAAGTTAATCCATGATAACGAACAAGTCCTTATCGACATCGCTAAGGCTAAAGAAGCTGAAGATAAGAAGTAAGTATATGAAAATTTTAATATCAATTATTGTAATCGCTTTAGTATCTTTCTTATTTTGGATTGTCGGTGGATTGAACCTTGATTATCTTCGTGCTAACGGAATAACTAAGGCAGTTGAAGTATGCGACAAAGGCTCAAAGGTTGTTTACGAAGGTTATCAAAGAAGTATATTAAATGGTTTTGGTGGGAAGGTTTGGTATATGTGTAATATAAATAATAACCCATATTCTTTTCCTATTACTCAGAGAATCAATAATCGTGAACTACAGGTTTACGAACCAACACCAATCCAACAGATTCCTAGTTCATTTAATATAGAGTAAGTAAGAGGGTTGATAACAACGAAATCCCGTTATCAGCCATACGCAATTATTTCAATGGAAGAAAGTCCGTCTTATAAGCGGATAACAAAGGTTCGATTCCTTTATTGCGTACAAGTTTTGTTCATTGAATCCTGTATTTTCGTCTAAAGGTTTTGAAAGACTTTTTTGCTTGAAGTTTACATTGTCCATGCATGACTTTGTAGATTAGAAAAAATGCGCATTAGGTTCGAATCCAAAGCAAATACAGGATTGAGTTAATAAGATATTGTTCGTTGAATTGATTAGGTATGGGGAAAGAATGTCGAGTAGGAGAGGGTATCTCATAGAGGCTAGCTTTATTTATGAGTAGAGTATCCGAAAACAAAGAAGTCCCGAACGTGCCTAGTCAACTTAGTGAATAATCCGCTATAAGATATTTGTTCGTTGAAATGTCTATTGGTCGCTATAAAGACTTGGGAAGTACCACAGGTCGAGTGAGCCATTGTGCTAACTGTAACCGTCAGAGATAAGCGTGTTGCCATGTCTACATGAGGCATTAAAAGCTATCGGCTCGAAGCCCAGAATAGCCAGAAGGGCTTGGCATCCCTGATACAAATAAGCTCAAAGCGGAATCGGCAAGCAGTACCAATAGACAATTTAGCGAATAAACAATCATTCTTTAAAATTTGCTGTGTAGTGTGGCGGAATAGTAGACGCTTGATTGGTAGAAATACCTTAGAGTAAGGACTGGCACAAGTTTTGTGTCACTAAAAACAGTCCATGCGAGTAAACTATACAAGTAAAAAAGTATACTCCGGTGAGCAGAGTATAAAAAAATCAATGGCAAATTATCTATTGCCCCTTGTCAAACCTCGTCACTACATAGCAGATTTTAGAGAGTGAATAACAACCTTATGAAAATAATAGTATTCGACCAAGTCTACTACTTAGAGGACATGAACAAGTACGAGAAGCGAGCTTTAGTGTCTAAGATTAAAAGCA